ATGTCTGTTGATGATAGTGAGCCGTTCGCCTCTATCGGTGTTGTGATGTTGTTGTTCATAATGTATGGTTTTATATTTGTGTTAAATTAACAGTATAATGATGTTGGTATATTCTCTTGTAGCTCTCGTATCTTTTCGATGTGCTTGAACCATGTGTTTGTAGTCTCCGCTTCCTCTACCACACCTTCCCAATCTTTTTCGTTCATACATTCGTGCATGGACTCTCGTAATCCTTGTAGTTGATACAGCATCTCGTCGTTGTAGTCATACCCTCCGTATTCGTGGAAGATATCATAACATTTTCCAATGAGTTTGTTTACTCTTTCTTTGTGTATATTCATGATGGTTTTATATTCTAGGTAAAAAGTGTTCGTCTTCCTGATTCAATCCGCTGATGTCGTGCGCTAAGTCAAACAGCCTCAACGTGTCTTTGTGTGATTCTACGGCTACCCTATGCGCCCATTTCTCGTTCTCCGCACAAACCTTAATTATGGTGTGTAGGTACTTTTTGAAAAGTTCGGGGTGTCTCTCTTGGATAATGTCGATTGTCTTAATTGTTGCCTTGTTCATGATGTTATTGTTTTTATTTATATCTAAAATCTTTCTTAAAATACATTGTGGTTGGTAAGCCTTTCTCATTTGACTCAAGACCAACGATGTAGTAAACACCTACATGCTTAGACTTAAAAACCTTTAGCTCATCTGTACTTAGGTTAAGTGCTATAGCACACTCTAATACTGCTGTACCCATGTGATACATGTGATCAGACAATTGCTGTTTTGTAAACTTAGGTGCTTTTTTCATGATGTTATTGTTTTTATTTATATTCTGTTGTATTACTTGCATTGAAGGTCACACGCTCTCTCTTTCCAAGCGTCACGCTCGATTGTTAAGTTCGTTATGTTTTTCTCCATTGAATCAGCGTCAGATAATAGTCTTTTTACTACTGCTTGCAGGTCTCTAACCTGCTTTTCTAAACCTCTTGTGTGTTGAAACTTCTGTGTGTCAGTCATAATGTTATATATTAAAATTTAGGGCACGGCTTTAGCCGCTACCCGTTATTATCGTTGTGTTCTCCAACTATCCGATGTATTCCAATCGGCTCGTATGTTGTCAGTCCTTATGCTCTCAGGCTCAAGTTCCTCGCCCTTCGCTCATCTTTTCTCTGCATTGCGTCTGAGTATCTAACGTGTATTGCATCCGTGATATTGTGCGCCCTGTTCGATTTCTGACCTTTGCTACTGCTGTAAGTTTTGTTAGAGTACTCACGTCTGTAACGTTTGTCATGTAGTATACTACTCTTGATTGTGATGTTCATTATTTCTATTGATTTGTTTCCTGTTGCTAAGATGGGGGCATCACTTTCACAATACCAAATTAAAAGTGTTAACGAATGTTAAAATTATTTTAACACTTCCAATGATGTGTGCACGCACCCGCACGCACGTATAGGCAAAGAAGAACAGACTACCAAACGAATACTGTTAACAGATGTTAAATTTTGCGAGGTTGCAACATCTCGACTTTTTAATACTATGCTACCAGCGAAGGGGGCAAAGGGCTTAAACACCCCTTAAAACGATTCGGTGTTAAAATATGTTAATAGATTTGGATGGTAACTAAATACGTTGTATCACGCACGTACGCACGGGCAAGGGGACAGATGAACGGGGAGGAGTGGGACACCATAGGAGGGAGGGAGTAGGTATGTAGTAAATAGGTAGGGGGATTGTTCGGGGTTGAGTTACAACACGTTAACAAAACGAGCGTGAACCTGTACTTAAGTCAACACATGCTAAGTACTTGATTGTTAATGCTGTACCAAAAAGCTAAAAAGTATGCGCAAATTACGAAAAAAGCTAGGGGAGGGGGTTCGATATATCCGTTTTGGTTTTGAAATCGTAGCGTCGTATAATATATATAATCCCCACACTCTATATTTCTGGCATTTTTTTCAAATTGACTCCAGATCTGCCAAAAATCACCGTATTTTAAACTCAAAAAAAACCACTGTGTCAGCTTATATGCGTTTATCCTGTTTATTTACAGCATTTTAGAGGCTGTCTCTTAAACCTTTACTTTACTCTTGACTTTTAAAGAAATAGTTTATACCTTTACGGCATCTGCTGTTCAGTAAAACAAAATAAGCATTATAGATGGTTTTTTTGTATGTACTTAATAGTCTGTTATTAGTTTAAACGCAAGAATAGTTGTACCTTGAAGTTAAATAGATCATATAGAAGCGGGATGGTTGTTAAGGAACCACATAAAGACCCGCCGAAGGGTTATAAGTATACCGAGAACGGAGACTTAGTTCCTATTGACTGGCAGGAGTTCCATGAGGAGAATGGTTTGGACATGGAAGATCTTATGAGGGGGGTTTCACAAGCGGAGAGTGCTGGTGGGGAATTAATGATGAACCCATATAGTTCTGCAACGGGGGAATATGGACAGCTTTATAACGAGATTAAAGACTTACCGTTTATGCAAGGTGTAACTAGAGATCAGTTTGCTGATAATAGAGATCTTCAAAAGAAGGTGTTTCAAATGCGGGTTGATGGTAACTTACCAAACGTACCTTCATTAGAGAAGAATGCATATGACTTAACAGATGAGTATGCTACTCAGCTGGGAGATGCTTGGAACTATACTTTAGATGAGGTGGCTGCTATAAGCAATTATTTAGGTAGGCAAGGTGCTAGAAACTACTTTGCATCAGTAAGAGATAATACAGAGTATAAACCTGCTGGGGTTAATAAACCAGTAGAAGAGTATTTAGAGATATATAGGGGAGGAAGGGACTCAAGGTAATAAGTAAAAACCCTTATATTTGTAGTATGGTAACCGCATATACAGACGAATACGGCAGAGAATACTATAAGGATCCCAACACAGGGAAAAGAATAGGTAAAGACGAGGCTTATTCTAAAGCGGGTACTACTATAGACGCTGAAACTGGTAGGAGTAAAGATATAGGGGACTCAGGCAAAAGGACGTCGGTTGGAATGTTTGGGGTAAAAGGAGATTTAGCTTCTGCTAAATACGATGTAGGTACTGCGGCTTCTAGAGCTATGTTTAAAGAGGAGGCAGGTATTGGACTTGACCAAGAGTTAAAGGGGAAGAAGTTTAGACAAACTAGGAGAAGGCTAGCTAAACAACAAAGGAAGAGAGAAAGAATAGATAAGAGAGCTTCGAGGATTCAGCAAAGAGCTGCTGGTAAGAAGGGTAAAGGTGCGGCCCAGTCAAGACTCCGAAAAAAAGCAGATAGAGTAAGGGATAAGTATGAAGGCCCTCGTTTAGAAGATTTCGATAAAGCTTCACAGTTTTATGAGTACGAGCGTATGGAAGATTACGCTAGAGCTTCAAAAAAACAGGAAGCCTCTAACATAGCGGCCAAAGCTATTGAGACTGCAGGTAAGGCTATTATGGGGAAAGGTGCTAAACAAGGTCTTGACGCTATAAGAGGCGCTAAAGCGTTAAAAAACGTAGATGAGATATCTAAAATAGATGAAGGTGCTAGAACTGCTAAACAAGCTAGGCAGCTTTCAAGATCTCAAGGCTTAATAACCAAACAAGCTGGAAAAGCTGCAGATAAAGTTGCTAAAAAAGCAATTAAAGAAGGTGTTGAAGGTTTAATAGATTCCCCAGTTACGGATACTGTAATAGACGCTACAGCTGATGCAACTAAAGACATGTCGTTTAAAGAATTGTTTGGGGCGGGTAAAGATGCATTTAAAGCTGGGGATGTTAAAGGAATGTTTAACGTTGGTAAGCAATTTTATGATAAATCTAAACCATTTATACAAGCCGCACAATCAATAGGAGGTATAGCAAGTGCTGGGGGAGGAGCAGGACAGCCTCAAGGTTCTCCAACGATTCCTGCTCAAATGCCTATGCAATCACCCATGATGGCAAATGTATCTAGCACAGGATATACACCTTCTGGCGCTGCTCCTGCTGCAAGCTTACAAATTCCCCAGAGCCTTTCTGGAATGTCTGCAAGCATGCCGTCTACTCAGATGCAGGGGATGGCAGGAGTTATAGGAGCAACCCCTGAGGGTAATTATGATTTAAGTACCTTTGTGAATCCAACCAGTATGCAAAACTTATATGCAGAACAAGGGGGTAGAGTAAAAATAAAAACGAATTACCCAAAACAAGGGGGTAGAACAAAAAGAGTATAATGGCAAGTTTAAAAGTAAAAATAACAGAAGATCTTGTAATTAATGGTCAGACCATAAATGGGGAAACTACTGTTACATACACTGTAAGTGATGTATATAGAAGAATAATTTCTGCGACTACTACAGAACAAACTGTACTATTGTTTGGTGCTGCAGTTGCAGCTGGACAATTAAAAGATGGTGATCTTAAGTACTTGCGTATTACTAATCTCGATCAAACTAATTTTGTAACTATAAGAGTTATTGCCGATGCAGAGGCTTACTTTATTAAACTACCGCCTGAGTCTAGCTGGATGCTTTGCGATGACGAAATGGAGGCTAATGGAGACGGTGTTGCTTTTAGCTCTTTTGAAACAATATCTCAAATAACTATAGACGCAAGTACTCAAACTTGCGACTGTGAAATCTATGCTGCTACAGCTTAATAAAAAAAACATGAAAGTTAATAGACATAACAAGATGTATGCCTTAGGGGGGATGCTTAAGAAATTTATGATGGGTGGTAAGATGTATGAGCACGGTGGGCAATACCATGATGCAAATGGAAACCCCACTAATGAGAAAGGCGAACGTATACCAGATGACTCTACTATAAGGCCCGCATCAAGATTAGAAAGAGCAGGTGGGCTTGCGGGAGATGACGGAAGCGGACTCACATGGAGAAACAGAGGTAAAACCACAAATGAAACCTCAGATACAGGTAGCACTATAGCTACTGGTGATCAAAAGGCTTTAATGAGCGATAGCGATGCAGCAGCAGGAACTATAGCTTCTTTTAATACAGAGGCGGTTTCTCCAGACATGTCTCAAGAGCAGTTCGAGAAAGCTATGCAGTCTCCGTTTGTTGCTGAGCAGTTTAAAGGACAAGACATTCAAAACCCACAACAGCTTTCGGACGCTTATAAAAGCTTTAAAAACAGGGCAACTAATGCTATTAGAGAGAACACGCCAGCTGTTGCAAACGCAGCAAGAGAGTTTGCAAACACTAACGATAACTTTAAAATAAAGTTGGACAAACTTTCTAAAGATTTAGGTAGGGAGCCAACGGATCAGGATATAGCTGATATGATGGTCACTATGAATACTGATGGTTTATTCGGTGATTTACATGGTGCAGTTGTTAGTCAGTTCTTATCTAAAAATCAATTAAACGCATATACTATTCCTGATGGACCTTTGGTATCAGACCAATATGGCAATGTTATAAGTGAGTTTACCGTTGAGGGTCAGAATGTAAAATCAGGCGGTCAGATTTATACTAGCTTCAACGACGCTGGTATAAACGATAATGAAGGAATGAGAAAGTATTTTCGAGATGCAACAGAGGCTGGTGTAGATCTAACAGAAGGAACTGCAGCTACAGAAAAATTTATGGAAGAATGGTTTAAGGATCCAGAAAATGAACAATATATTTTTCTGGGTAAAAATATTCGGCAATCCGCGATAGGAAGAGGTGGTCAAGGTGTTGCAGGATTATACAACTTAATGATGGAGGGGCAAAGAGATTCTTTAAAACCTGTAACAGAAAACAGAAGAGCAATCAATGACAGGGCCGAAGAACGCAGAAGGATTGAAGGACAGATTCAAAGGCTCATTGGCGACGTAAACAGAAGAAACCCTAGATCAGAAAAAGCTATAGAGCAGAGAAAAGAAATTGCTGCGTTAAGGGAACAATTAAAGTCTATTGTAAACCCCAACGCTCAAGAAATGGCTATGGGTGGTAAATTCAAGGTTCTTAAATCAGGTACTGGCGCAATTGGAGCTTTAGAAGGTTTGTTTAAAAGATGAAGATTTTAAAAAGATATGATGAAGGCGGTAAGTTCTCTCTAAAAGATCTTATAGCGGCTTACAAAGACACTAAACCTGAAAGAAGTAAAATATCATGGGAGCGTGATGAGCTTGGGCTTACTGAAGGTAATGCAGCAGGAGATTATGTAACAACATTTCTTAAAAATTTAACACCAGAAGAACAGGATAAATTGCTGAAAAGTGGAGATATAGATAAGGTTACAGAAAGACGAAATTTTATTACTGACAGTAAAAACTCTCGCGGCGCATCCCCTACTGGAGGCGGAGGTGTTACCATTCTAAAAGGAGAAGGTTTAAGGAGAAAATACAAGGGAACCGATGAGGGCGGTATAGAATTATCTACCAGAAAAGGTACAATAAATCCTTTTAAAAGGTTAAAGGATGCTCTTCAATCACTCAAACCGCAACCTAAAAAATACGCCAACCCTCGATTCCTGTAGGCCTATTCAAATTCCCAGCCTAGGTAGGGCTCGTCAGTCCAGCAGTTGTACATGTATGTGTCTTTTCCAGCTATGCTTACCCCGCAGTGCTTTTGACCAACCCCAAGCTTAATGTTTCTGTTTATACCTAGGCTTCTGCTGTTAGTCTGCTCGAAGCCATTATCAATATTAGCAGCTGTAGCGCCTAACAACTCGCCCGTTTCTTTATTGCGAGCATATACGTGGTATATACCAAAGCCATTTCCCTCAAACGTCATAATAATTTGACCGTCATGCTTAGCGGTTTGTGCTCTATTGCTTTTTATTGATTTAGCAATAAACTCATCGTCAATTACTGGATCGTATATAAATGAGTAGTGCACTCTTTCATCGTAAGGAGTTTTCCAGTAGTACGTCTGATCGCAATCTGTACAGTTAGGATCATGAGGCCCATCGTACATAGGATCTTTCCAAACTTCCCACATAATTAAAGACCTGTCAACTCCACCTTGATTGAAAGCACAGCTTATAACTACAGTTTTACCTCTTGTTGGTTCGTCTTGCGCATTTACTGTTATGGCTAGTAAAGCTGCGGCTGATAAAAATAAATTTCTCATAACATATTAAATTAAAGGTTAAAAAATCAAGTCGTATATTTGACTTACTGACTACAATAAAAAACAAATAATTGACAATTCCAAGTAAAAGTGTTAAAAAAATGTTAAAAACTTGAAAAAGTTTTATTTTAACCCAGTACGTAAAAGAAAAGATCACGTTCTAGAAGCTGAGAAAATCAGACTAAACAAACTTAAAAATGAAATTAGAAGTAATAAGGTTCAACAAAGGAGTGGACTCAACAAACGGAATACTATTTGATATAACAAATGAAAGAAAATTTTTATGCTATACTCTCGAAGATGAGAGCCGCACTGAAAAAGTGTGGGGAGAAACTTGTATACCTGAAGGAGAGTATTGTGTCGGTCTTAGGACAGTGGGCGGACACCATGCTAAGTACTCTAAAAGGTTTGCTGACATCCATACGGGGATGCTTCACGTACTTGATGTACCTAATTTTAAATACATTCTTATTCATTGCGGCAATACTGACGAAGATACTGCGGGATGTTTACTCTTGGGCGACTCGCAAGAAAACAACAACATTAAAGAAAACGGTTTCATCGGACGCTCCACACAAGCGTACTTCAGGGTCTACCCGCAAATCGCAAAAGCGCTCGAAGAAGGCGAAGAAGTAACAATTACTTACAGAGATTTTGCTGAGTGCTTGGTGTTAGACCCAAACTTTGTTTCTCTTGAAGGAGAGGCTTAAACACATTAATCTAACTCCCTATAAAAAGACTGAACTAAAAGCCTTGCTTTTTGTGTTAAGGCATACCTAACTCTATAGTTCATTTTTAACTCATCTCGAAACAAGTGGTCTTCATAATTTTGTGAAGGAGTTAGTTTGTCGAAGTGTTTATATATATACCCTTCTTTTACTAAAGGGTATATTACTCTTTCTGCTATATGTTTTCTAGAGTACTCATATTCTTTTGATGCATGGTCTATGGTCCAAAATTCTAAGTCATAAGCCCAAAGCATAAAAAACAATTCTTTCTCAAAAATATCATACCTTTTACAAAACCTTAAAAGTTTAGTTCTAAGATGTTTAAGGAAGTTTCTTTTTACGTACCTTTGATTTAGTCTAGAACTTTCCCTAAAAAGTTTTTTTTTAGCTACTTTGCTTTTTGGCATTTAAATGAGATTACTTCGTAAAGATATGGAAGAACAGGCATTTTTCTTAGAGATCCAAAGATTATCTATGGAATTAGATGCTATTGTTGATATGTACGGTATGCGAGATAGGGTTGCTTCTATTATGGTTACAGGCCTAATAGATGAAGACATAATGGGGAACTCTAGATTAAAAGCTATATATAGCTACAGTATTGACTCAAAAGAAGAATTAGATAGTATATTACAATTTATAAATAGCACTTGGTATGATCCAGATGAAGGCGGCTCAATAGAAGAAGATGGATATAAAGACATTGACGATCTGTTAGATGGTACTGGTGTTGAATTAGAAGATTAAAATGGAAGGACTTATTAGAAAAATTATAATCGGGGAAGACCCGAAAAACGCTATGGCTTACTACGTAGGTATGAGAGCTGGGCGAGGCGAGGTAAGCACCATTGTTCTTGATGACAGGCATCTTGTTAAGTACGGAAAACAAAGGTATTTAGTTTATATGCAAAGCGAAGACGATTCTCAAGTTCTTTGGAAATCTGTTGATTCTATGCCTTGTATAATTGAATACGACTGTAATTTTTAAAATGGTAAGAAAAGAGCTATATACATCAGGCGGAGAGCTTAATTTACCAGATGGTACAAATTATATTGGAGCGTATCATGTACATGTAAATCAAGGGGCTATGGTTGGAGGGTTTCACAAGACAGAAGCTCATGATCGTTTAACACCAGCTAATGCTGCTGCTATATTAAAAATAAGAGCAATACAACAAGAGCTTTCTAATGAAGCTGCAGAAAGAAAAAGAAGTTCCCGTAGACCAAGAATAACTACCTCTAGATCCTCAGGATCTTCTGGATCTTCTGGATATTAAATTAATTAAAATAAATGAAAACTTTAGATATTTTTGTTGTTGAACTTGAGAAACAGTTCAAGGACACAATGACAACAGACTCTGGTTTGGAGTTATATGTAGATAACAGGTTTAATGAGTTTGAGCACAGGACTACAGAAGGCCCAGTAATTTGCTCTCCTTTAAAGTACGACACAGGTGTAAAGAAAGGTGATACACTATACTTTCATCACTTGGTTGTAATTAATGAAGGTCAAGTATTAACGGGTAATAAAAACCATTATCTAGTTAGATATGATCCTAATCACACTATAAACAATCAAGCTATAGCTTTTAAAAGCAAAAAAACTGGTAAGGTTAAACCCCTAATGGGTTGGGCTCTTTTAGAGTTTACAGAGCAAGAAGAGTTAGATATTAAATCAGATTTGATAGAAGTCGTAGACTTATCAGAAAAATTACCCACTAAGGGGCGTGTTGCTTTTGATAGTCCTTGGTTGGAAGAGCTTGGCGTTAAAGCAGGCGATGTGGTAGGATTTAAACAAAATAGAGATTATCGAATCAAGATAGAGGGGAAGGAGTATTACAGAACCCGTGCAGAAGACCTTCTTTATGTCGAAGCTTAAATTTACTACAGCCTCAGCAGCTAAAAGATTAATGGCCAGCATGGAGGTGGCTATTGATAACATGATAGAAGAGATTAAAAAACCTGTAGATCCAGACATTAGCGGTAGCGCTAGAAAGGCTGAACTTCAGTCTATTAAGCAGACCGCAACTGATTGCAAGGAGTTAATTATAGAGAGACAAAGACTAGAGCAGATGCTAAAGGACTTAAAGTCTAACGGAGAAATAGGAGAGGTTAAAGATTATTCAGGAGGGTTTGCTGAAAGATTTTCTAAATAATGCCTTATAAAAATCCCGAAAAACAAGCTGCTGCTTCTAAAAGACATTACGAGGCTAACAAAGAAAAAGTAAAATTAAGGTCTAAAAAAAGAAATAGAAAACAATTAAGTATAAATAAAAAATATGTTGATAAAGTAAAAAGTGAGTCTGGGTGTGTAGATTGCGGTGAAACAAATCATATTGTTTTAGATTTTGATCATGTAAATGGCAATAAATATAAAAGCGTATCTGCTATGGTTCATGAGTATTATTCCGTAAATGCTATACAAAAAGAAATAGATAAATGCGAAGTTAGATGCGCTAATTGCCATAGACAAGTGACTCACGAAAGACGAAAAAAAAATAAAAGTTAAAAATGAAACAGTTTATATTTATATTAATAATGATTGCTAGTTTGCCAGTTTTAGGGCAATGTAATCAGCATGTTTTTAGTTCTGTTGGGGCTGAAAAATGGACTAACTTCCAATATCAAGACTGTGATGGTTTAAGCCACTATTTTGGGCTTCCTGCTGGAGGTTACACTATTATATATTGTGCTGAAATAACCACAGCTTTTGTTTTAAATGGAGATGGGTTTGTATACCCACTTCTTCAAGAGCACCCATCTTATGCTTCTTGTGTTCAATTAGTTTGCCAAGGTGATTTCGATGAAGATGGTATAGTAGGCGTTAATGATTTGCAAGTGTTTTTATTAAATTATGGATTATGCGAAAATTAATATATCTTTTGGCTTTGTGGGCCCCAATAACATCTGCTCAGTGTGATGTAGCTATAACCAGTTGGGATGCCGCTACTGGGGATATTGCTATTGAGGCTATAAATAGTGAAAACTGCGGGTGCAATGAATTTACGTCTGAAGGAAACACCTGCGAAACAAGCGCTAGCCCTCACGTAAACAATAACACAACAGTAAGCCATTTTGTGTTAGGACTTCATGTAGAAGGGTTAGATTACAACTGGCTAGACTGTCTCACTGGAGTTAATCATGAAGGATGGACGTTTAAAGTAGCTTCTCTTTTTGGAAATCAAGTTTTAGAAAGTGGCGACACGTGGGAGGCTAATATCTACGATTATAATGGATCCACAAACGATTGTTGGACAGAGATACTATCAAATGACACCCTATGTACTGAATTAGTCATATGGCAAATCAACTTGTCTCGAACAGCCTCAACAGAGCAAGGCGGATGGGCGCTAAATCAAGGGTTTAACCAAACGCAGAACTATCCTGACGTAGATCTTTCTAATAACACGGCTGTAAACTGTGCTTTACCTGCGTGTGACACCGTGTATGTAGAAACTATTGAATACATAGATGTCATTGAATACATAAGTGTTACTGAATACGTTACGGACACGTTATATATAGATGTTGAGTGGATAACAACTGACACGATATATATAACAGAGACTATTACTGAATACGACACTATTGTATTAACGGAAACTGAATATGTTGATGTTATAATAGATAATTATGTTTACGTTACAGACACCATAACAGAGTTCGTATCTATTACTACATACATTGATTGTGAAACTGGAGAGGAGTGTGGTGAACTTTCACCTTGTGATGAAACTTCTATATATGCGCCTAATGTTGTTACACCTAATGGAGACGGATGGAATGATACGTGGAAGGTAATTGCAGATGGATCCTGTTGGGACCAATGGGAGGTACGTGTGTACAACAGGTGGGGAGGTCTTGTTTGGATTAGCGCTTCTTCAATAGATGAGTGGGATGCTAATGTTGCAACAGGAACATATGTGTACACTATTGAGGCACATAGCTCTGTTAATGCTAATGTTTTTCAGTTTAACGGGACTGTTACCGTTGTCTATTAAAATGTTCTTATCTTAGCAGAACTATGCGGGTAAAAAAAAGAAATTACAAAAAAGAATACGATAAGTTCCAATCTTCAACAAAAGAAAAAAGAAATCGTGCTGCTCGAAACAAAAGAAGAAGAAAAGCAGAAAAAGGTGGTAGGGTAAAAAAAGGTGATGGAAAAGATCTTCATCATTTTACCGTTGGAGGAAAAGTCGTTACTGTTGTAGAGCCTAAAAGTAAAAATCGTGGTAGGTCTGAAAAATCTAGAGTAAAAGGTTACAAAGGATTAAAAGTAAAAAAATAAAATTAAATGAAATGGCAAAGTATAAATGCAGCTGCAACGATGATATTGTAGAAAAGTCTGGGGTAACAATAAGATTTATTGAAGGTAAGGGAGCTGTGCACGACATAAAGTGCAGTAAGTGTGACGAATACTTAGAGTTAGCTAACCCCAAGTCTGGGGCTCCCAGCTTTAGGGCAAACAGGTTTGGCCAAACATTTTGAGTTCTCTCTTACATGTTGAAGGGTATGAAGAGCCAGCTGTTAAGATTTGCCCCAATGGTACGGAAGGTGAAGTTATCGAAATCGGTGGGCTACTCATTTGTCTTCCCAAGAAGCCGCCGAAAAAACAAATTTCAGGATTTGACAATTCAAAGTCGTTGCAAGTGTGGGAAAGAACACATATGCCGAAGGAGCTGTCTCGTATTCGTTCTATGGATGAGTGGGCCGAGATGCCGAGAGAATTTAGAGAAAGGTTTCGTCCATATATCGAGGAAGAGTTTAGGCGTAGGCGTGAGGGTTTTTGGTTTTATAACAACAGCACAGCTACATATATTACGGGGAGGCACTACATGATGCTACAGTGGACCAAACTGGACATTGGTTACCCTTACTTTTTAAACTTTCAACGTGAGATATTTTTACACATGGCTGCTTGCGAGACTGATTCTCGTTGTATTGGTCAGCTTTATACTAAGTGCCGTCGTTCTGGGTACACCAATATTTGTTCTGCTGTACTTGTCGATGAAGCTACACAGGTTAAAGATAAACTTATGGGGATACAGTCGAAGACGGGAAAGGACGCACAAGAAAACATCTTCATGAAGAAGGTGGTTTATATGTTCAGAAACTACCCATTCTTTTTTAAACCTATACAAGACGGTACTACTAATCCACGTATGGAGCTAGCTTTTAGAGAGCCGTCAAAACGAATAACTAAAAACAATAAAACTTCCCAAACTGGGGAAGCTCTTAATACGGTTATAAATTGGAAAAACACAACTAATAATGCATATGACGGTGAGAAGCTACACTTGTTATATTTAGACGAAGCAGGAAAATGGGAAAGACCTACAGACATAAGAGACGCATGGAGGATTCAGAGGACGTGTTTGATCGTCGGAAGAAAAATCGTGGGGAAAGCTCTGGTCGGAAGCACGGTAAATCCGATGGACAAAGGTGGAAGTCAGTACAAGGATCTATGGAAGGACTCGAACCCTTTAGAAAGAAACGCCAACGGTAGGACAAGAACAGGGCTATACAGGTTATTTATACCCGCTTATGAATCTTTAGAAGGGTTTTTTGACGAGTATGGTATGCCCGTAGTAGAAGACCCATCAAGTGTTATAAAAGGTTTGGATGGGGAAGACATAATTTTTGGTGCAAAAACATATCTTAAAAACGAAAGACAGTCATTAAAAGATGACCCATCAGAATTAAACGAGGTAACTAGGCAGTTTCCTTTTACCACTGATGAGGCTTTTAGGGATAGTATAGATGGGAGTTTATTTAATATTGGTAGAATATATGAACAGATTCATTATAACGATGAGCTATTCCCAAACCCTGTAGTTGTAGGTAATTTTGTCTGGAAGGATGGTCAGAAAGACACAGAAGTGGTTTTTAAACCAGATCCAAAAGGAAGGTTTAAGGTGTCTTGGATGCCTCCACCAGAATTAAGGAATAAAAAAATCCACGAGAAGGGTAAGGTTATGCCAGCAAATATAGCCCTAGGTGTTGGAGGTGTTGACTCATACGATCTTGACGCTACGGTTGATGGACGAGGCTCAAAAGGAGCACTACACTTATATAATAAATTCCATATGGAGTACCCTTCTAATATGTTTGTTTTAGAGTACGCTTCAAGACCGCCGTTAGCTAAAATATTTTACGAAGATGTTTTAATGGCTGCGGTTTTTTACGGTTACCCTATATTAATTGAGAACAATAAGTACGGTATTGCAAGGTACTTTGAAACAAGGGGTTACGACGGATATTTAATGAATAGGCCAGCTCATTTAACTTCAGCAAGTTCTAAAGTTAATGTAAAGACAAAAGGGCTGCCGTCCAATTCTCAAGACATTATTCAAGCTCACGCACACGCTATTGAAGCTTATGTACACAACCACATAGGAACTAATCCAGAAACAGGAGAAGTAGGTAATATGTATTTTAACAAAACTTTAGAAGATTGGATTGGTTTTAATATAAATAATAGAACAAAGTTTGACCTTACTATAAGCTCTGGTTTAGCATTACTTGCTGCTCAAAAATCTAAAATAAAAAAGAAGCAATCTAACTTCACGGAGAGGAAATTCTTTAGGAGATATAAGTCTATCTCTTAGAAACGTGTTATTTAGTATATTTGCATAAATACTACCCCCTGATGTATAAAAACGACAATAAAAGTTCAGGCAGCTTTCCCGATCCACTAGCGTCTCAGCAAATAAAAGAAAGTAAGGCCTATGGATTAAAGTATGCAAAAGCAATTGAATCTCAGTGGGGAAAAGTCCAAGATTCAGGTTCTCTATACAATAAGAGAAACAAAACTTTTGAAAGAAATAGAGACTACGCTAACGGAACTCAAGACACAAATATATATAAGCAGATTTTAACAAATCTTGATCCAAACAACTCAGATGGTAGTCTTATTAATTTAGACTATACTCCAGTACCAGTACTTCCTAAGTTCGCAAAAATTGTAGCTAATAAGATTTTATCTCGTAATCCTTACCCAAACCTTGAAGCTATTGACCCAATATCTTCTTCTGACAAGAATAAAGAAAAACAAAGGATTAAAATTCAGGTCGAGTTAAAGGAGCAGTTAATGCAGCTCAAAAAGGATACTAACGGTTTAGTTTTAGATCAAGATCCTGAAATGCTTCCAGACACTTTAGAGGAGGCAGATATATTTTTAGACACAAACATTAAGACTGACGCTGAAATATCAGCTCAGATTGGCACTAATTTAACGCTTTCTTGGAATAACTTTAATGACGCTATCTACAGAAGGTGTGTTAATGATTTAGTTGCTCTTGGCATGTGTGTTGTTAGACGGACTAACGATCCTAGTTATGGGATTAAAACGGAATATGTAGATCCCTGTAACTTTATACATAGCCAAACGGAAGACCCCAATTTTGAGGATCTTGTGTACGCAGGCAACGTTAAAAGGATTACTATACAAGAGTTAAAAAGATTAGCAGGGGACAGATTCACAGAGGAGCAGTATAAAGAAATCGCTACTGATTCGGCTAGATCTAAATCACACGATACATCTAAATTTTCTAGATCTAAGTATGATAATTCCTTAAACAAAAATGCTTATGGGTATGATGACTACACAGTAGAATTACTGGATTTTGAGTTCATGTCTGTAGACTGCATGCATTTCGAGGAGAAGGAAAATAGACACGGTAATAGAAACTTTTTCTACGAAGGTTTTAACTATAAGGAAAAGACAGGGGGTGTGTTTGAGCGTAAGCCTCATAGAATGGATATAGTCACCGTTTATGGGGGGTTATATATTTTAGGGACAAAGCATATTTTCGACTACGGGATGAAAACTAATGTTCCTAGAAATATGCATGACATAGGTAGAACTCGCATGGGTTATTCTGTTGTTGCTACCAACTTTAGAGGGATGATGCCTAAGTCTATGGTAGATGGGTGCGTTGGTTTTGCTGATATGCTTCAAATAACTCATTTAAAGTTACAGCAATCTATAGCTAAAGCTAAGCCAGATGGTTTAATTATAGATATTGAAGGTTTAGAAAACGTTCAGCTAGGAAAAGGCGGGGAATTACAACCTCTTGAGCTTCATGACATTTATGAGCAAACTGGTGTTTTTTACTACAGAAGTAAAGACCCAGAGGGCGGATTTCAAAACCCACCAGTACGTACTATAGATAATAGTATTAGAAATATAAACGAGCTTATATCTTTATATAATCACTATTTAAGGTTAATTAGAGACACAACTGGTATCAATGAAGCTATGGACGCTTCTACACCGAAAGGAGATGCTTTAGTTGGAGTTCAACAACAAGCTATTGCGGCTGGTAATAATGCTATATATGATATAACTAACGCTTCTATGATCTTATTTAAAAAGGTCTGTGAGGATGTTGTTAAATGTTTGCAGATCATACCACCAGAATCTGTGCTTATGACTATCTACCAAAATGCTATTGGTAAGTCGAACATGGAGGTTTTAAGTTCTTTTAGTGATTTACCTATGTTTAACTTTGGTGTTACTGTTCAGAAAGAAATGGAAGATGCTGAAAAAGCATATTTAGAGCAGAATATTCAAATGGCTCTTCAACAGCAGCAAATAGATTTAGAAGATGCAATAGCTATTAGAAATCTAAAGGATGTAAATCAAGCTGAAAGATTGCTTATTATCCGTCGCAAAAAGAGGATGGATAAAATGGAGGCTCAGGCTATGCAAAATTCTCAAATGCAAGCTCAACAGGCTCAACAGGCTTCTCAAGCAGCTTCGCAAGCTAGGCAACAAGAACTTCAAATGGGAGCTCAACTTGAAGCGCAAAAACTTCAAATGAAGTCTCAACTAGAAATTCAAGTAGCTCAAGCAAAACACGAGTTGAATAAAGAGATAGAAATGATTAGAGCTGAAGCAACCCTAGGATTTAAGACTGACGACCAAGAGTTTAAAGAGAAAATTGAAGTTCTTAAAGAGGATAGAAAAGATAGTAGAGTTAAAAAACAAGCTGCTCAACAAAGCAAACTAATGTCTCAAAGAAAAGGTCAAAGAGGCGAGTTGATAGATCCTGTAGATATGAGTGAAACACAAGAACTAGATGAAACTGTTCAAAACATATTACAATAATGGCAAGTAAAGTAAATTTAGATGTATCAGAAAAGTTAGATATAACGTGCCGTCAAGGAGACAGCTTTGATCTTACGCTAACTTTAAAAAATTCTTCTGGGACGGCTCTTACGTTATCTACAGATAACTATTCCTTCCTTATGCAAGTCTATTCTTCAGGGGGTGCTGGTAGACAAAACACATCGCCTGTTTTAGGCAGCACTAATCTTGGTAAAAAAGTAGACAACTCTTTTGAGCCTTTTGTGGTTGATGATAGTGGTAATGTCACTATTAGCGCTACCCCTAGCACTATGAGAAACGTTAAGTCTGGTAGATATGTATATGACTTACAACAAATTAAACCTACAACATCAGGCGTTGATACTCACACTACTATACTTAGGGGTTCTTTTGTAGTAAATGCTGACGTTTCTAAATCTCTTTAACAAAACCATATGAGCGTAGAAGTTACAACGACATCTGGAAATACTGTAACCGCTACGGTTTCGGGAGGTACTGACGTTACATTTTCAACGACGTCTACTTCTGTTTCTGTAACAGCTCCTTCATCTTCAAGTATTTTTGTTTCTGAAAAGGGGCCTAAAGGAGACACTGGGGTTACTGGAGCTACGGGCTCTACTGGCGCTACGGGTGCTACTGGAGCTGCTGGACCTACGTATAGTGTTTCTTGTGTAGATGGCGACAATTCAGATGAAGAAAAAATAAGACTAACGGGAAGTGATTCATCTACAGATGACGTGGTTTTAGAAGCTGGCACAGGATTAAGTATAGCAAGAAATAGCGATAAAATTACTTTCACTAATACCGTTTCAGATACTAATACTCAGCTATCTACTGAAGAGGTTCAAGATATCGTTGGTGGTATGTTTAGCTCTAATACCGAAACTAGGGTTACAGCTACATACGTTGATGGTGGAGATGGAGCTGGTAAAATAAATGTGGTTGTTGATGATATGACAGCTAATGACAATACTCAGCTATCTACAGAAGAGGTTCAAGATATTGCAGGCCCTTTAGTTGCTACTGGTGGAACTAAAACTAACATTGCAGTTACATATGATGATGCTAGCGGCAATATGGATTTTGTTGTAGCTTCAGATTTAAACACTACGGGTAACGCTGGCACAGCTACTGCTTTAGCCACAGCGAGAGCAATTAACGGCGTAGACTTTGACGGTACTGCTCCTATAACTGTAACAGCTGCGGGGTCTACGTTATCCGATACAGTAACTGTAGCTAAAGGCGGCACTGGATTAACAACTGTAGCCGCTAATACAATATTAACGGGAAACGGGACAAGTGCTTTAACGTCTGAATCTAATTTAACTTTTGGATCAGACCGTTTAATTATTGGAGCTAATGCTGAGATAACACCTCAGTTAAGGCTTACAAACGACGAAAATACTGTTAATATTGGAGTGTCTGACGCTTCTGACAATTTAATTATCGGTTCGGCAGATGGCGACTTTGTTGTTAATTGTTCGGGGGATCACAACGTTTTATTTGGTCAAAACAATGCAATAGCCGCAAAAATAGACACTGACGGTAATTTTAATTTTAATCGTAGGTTTACGGTTACGGGGGATACAGATGGAACGTTTGAGGGTGATGTAGTATATTTTGGTGGTACAACATCAATGACGGATGGGAGAATATATCACTATAAATCTGACGGCACTTGGGAGGCCGCTGATGCTTCTACGGTTGCTACTTCTGACGGATTGCTTGCTGTTGCTTTAGGAGCTGCTTCAGACACTAACGGAATGCTTCTAAGAGGGATGGTTACTTTAGACCATGATGCAGGAGCTGTGGGAGATGTTTTATTTATTAATACAGCGGGAAACGGAGCTGCAACTTCTACTGCTCCATCTAGTAATAATAATATAGTAAGAGTTATAGGATATTGCTTGCACGCATCTAATGGACAGATTTGGTTTAACCCAGACAATACGTTTGTTGAAGTAACAGCGTAATGCCTACGATAAATGTAAATAGGCAAGGGTTAGGTACTGGTAGCAGTAGCGGAGCTTTTGCAACAGCCAGATCAAATGCTGCATCATCCGTTACGGATGGTATCACAGGAGAAACGGACGTTCAGTATTTTAATACTGTAAGAACCAAAAGGTTTAAAAGAGTTTTTTTACATTTTGACACAAGCGGAATAACTGGAACTTTAAGTGCGGCACATATAGACATCAATGGGGGTGCTGCGGCTGACGCTGATCCTAATGACACTATAATGATAAAAAGCACCGCTTTTGGAGGGGACGGGGGGACAGCTTTAGCTACTTCAGATCATTTTAGTTCACTAGATTATAGCACGGCATATTCTAGCGAGTTAACTACATGGTCAACAGGTAATAATGAATACACTCTGACAGCTGCTGCTTTAGCTGATATAAAAGCTAATGATCACTTTACTTTAGCTATAGTAGACCACGACAACGATTATGCTAACTCAGACACTACAGCAACAGCTGATATTACTATAGACTTTGATGTAACAATAACATTAGACTACACTTTAGTTTCAGGTTATACACACGATGTAATCGGTGTGGCTGCGGCTAGCATAGGTAAAGTCAACACAGTTGCTACAGCGAATATAGGCAAAGTCAACAGCGTTGATTAATTAGTATATTTGCAATATGAAGAACAAAGTTTATTTATTATTAGTTTTATTTTTTTCTATTACAGGATCTTTGTTTTCTCAGCCAGACAATGCTAGCTGGTTAAATGTAACAGTGCAAACAGATCAATACGGTGGAGAAACGTCTTGGGAGGTGCTAATGGGTGGAAATGTTGTTGCAACAAGCCCTCCTTATCAAGACAATGTGTTAAGCAACGTAACTATCCCTTTACCAGCAGGGGATGATTATCAGTTTATTATTTATGACTCTTTTGGAGATGGTATATGTTGTGATTGGGGAGCAGGGTGGTATAGCTTAACCAACACGTGTGGATTGGAAGTATTTGACTATGAATTTAACACAGCTTCTGATACGACCTCATTTGATTTAATGCCTTGTATGCCAGTTCTTTTAGGATGTATGGATGAATCTTCTAATAACTACAACCCTTGGGCTACTGTAGATGACGGCTCATGTAATGTAAACGAGTGTCCTTCTGATGAAACGCTTGTTTCTATGTCTCTCACTCTGGATAATTACCCTAGCGAAACAGGGTTTACTTTAGTAGATTTAGCTGCAGGAGAGTTTTATGAGCAGGTGCTTCCTCAAGAATTTGATTATGGTGACCAAAACGCAACTTTTACATACAACTTTTGTGTTTCTCTAGGTTTTGAACTTATACTTGTAGATACGTATGGAGACGGATTAAGTGCTTCTCAATGGGGAGGGACAGACGGTGCTTGTGTTATCACAGCGTGTCAAGACAGCGTTTTATGGGAATTGGAAGATGTGTCTTTCACCAGTTTTGATGATGGCAACACTGTTTATTCTGGAGCTATTTTTACAGAGCCTTGTCCACCAATACCGCCAATATACGGATGCACCGATGACGACTACGTAGATTACAATCCTTATGCTACTGCGTTAGACACATGTGCAACTTTACATGCTTGGGGGTGCATGGATATCAATGCATTTAACTACGACAGTACAGCAACAATATCAGATCTAAATAGCCCCTGTCCCATAACTATTACTCTAGAGGATGACGCTGGTGACGGGTGGGGTATGTCTGGAATTGGTATGGTTCAAGAAAATAATCAATGGTTATTTACTGTAGGACCAAATGAGTTTTCGCAATCATGGGACATTATGTTAGATTCCAATGAGGATGTAGATATATATTATTTTCAACAAGGGGGGCAGCAATCATCTGCACAAGAGCTTGCTTTTCAGACCTTGCATAATTCTATATTAGTAACAAATGAGATGGGGGACACCTTGCTTTCAGAGGGGTCTAATCCGTTTTTAAATAACGGACAGGGAGCTTTGCAACCTTTTAAAGCGCCTGAATGGAACGTATACAGCTTTACACCTGAATGTGGAGACAGCTGCGAACCATACACATATGGATGTGTTGATGATACAGCTCAAAACTACAACCCTAATGTAAACACGGGGGACGAAAGCTGTTACTACGCAGCTGGTTGTACTCAAGCTGGATACTTAGAATACTATACTCAAGGGTATGAAGCTGACTACGATAATGGTGATTGTGATGTACTTGCGGTATTTGGTTGCATGGATAGTACGGCGTTTAATTACAACGAAGAAGCAAATGTAGAAACAGAATGTACTCCTATAATTATTGGTTGCATGAATAATTTAGCGTTTAACTACGATGCTAATGCTAATACAGCAGGTGACTGTATGCCTTACATATATGGGTGTACAGACCCTACAGCTTTTAACTACAACCCTGAAGCGAATACTGATAATAGTGATTGTGAGCCAGTAACCTTAGGATGCACTGATGAACAAGCGTTAAACTACGACCCATTAGCTAATACAGATAACGGTGGTTGCGTTGAAGTATTGGTTGACTGTACGGACCCTATTGCTGTGAATTACAATGAATTAGCTAACACTCCTAACAACGATTTATGTTTATACGACGCAGGTTGTATTGGCGAGGCTGGCGATCCATACTACTTAAATGACTCATGTTACGCTTGGATTATAGATATAGATCCATACTGCTGTGAGGTAGCTTGGGATGGGGCTTGTGTTGAGTTATATGGTTATTGTGAATCTGGATGGCCATCTGGTGTATACGATGTAGATGGTATATATAATGTTTATCCTAATCCAGTATTAGACATTTTAAACATTCAGACTTCGCTAGACGTAATTACAGAGGTATATAACGCACTTGGCCAGATTGTAGTGTTAGGGACTAGAGAAAAAAGAATTGACCTTACAAACCTTCCTAAAGGCTTTTATCAGGTTGTTATAAAATATAACGATAGAACTTCAATTAAAAAAATAATTAAATCATGAGCTATAAAACAAATAAAAAAACTAAAACTAAAATAGACAGACTATTAGGTAAAAACGCTATTTACCAATCGGAAAACGTTTGTGTAACAAATAGCAAAACCAAAAGGCAAGAAATAAATAGATATTGCCGTGTAAACTTTATAAACCCTATTAAGGAAATAGATTTAGATTTTTATAATCAAATAATTTTAGCGTGATGAAAATAGATTGGATAAACAGCTGGAACGCTGGTAATAAAAAAGAAAAATATGAGATTAGCCTAAGAATCGGTACATTAACTGTGCTTGAGATTTCATTCTGCCCATGTCCCAACTGTAAAACAAAAGGACATTGTAAGAAATTTAAGTTTATGATTTTAAATTTTGGTTTTGAAATATGATGTCTCCAGAAGCAAACGATATTAAGAATAGGTATAGAGTTTACGAATTAATTCTCTACAGCGTTATAATGCTTGTGGTTTTTTTATTAGGTACACTTGACATACAAGGACAGACTCTAAAAAAAACATTTAAGTTTGCTACTTTTTATACAGCTTTTAGCGGTGGTAACTCTATTGCAGACGATAACGTATATTCTGTTTTAGGCGGTCTCCAAACAGATGTTGTTAAAACTCCATTTGATTATTCCTTTACAGCTGGTGTCCGAAAGATGGCTAGGTTTGGGTATGAAAACAGAGCTAACACTTTTTACAATGGAACAGAAAGGTCCTACAGCGATGCCGCTACAATAGGTAAGGTAAAAGGATTTGAGTTTTTATTTGAAACGGATTGGCGTAGACAGCAAGGTAGAAACTTTTTAGATCAGGATCACTTCCTTAGGTATGTGGCTAAAAACTGGATAGCAAAAGTTGAGTACGTGCAAGATGGGTTTGCAGATGTGGAATACTTTGAGGGGTCTCAGAGATACAGGTTAAACGCTAATGACCGCCTCAGCTTTAACATTGGTATTGTACAACGTATATCAGAACCTTACGGCTACGATCCTTTAGAGGAGTGGATGTTATCTAATGGTAACCTACACTACACATCCCTAGCATTGCAAGAGGGTTATACAGTAGACGTACAAGCTGGAGAATACTTTTCACCTGATAATGAGCTTGTAGCAAACAGCTCAGACGTATGGGAGCAAGTTGTTGTTCCAGATGTTATAGATAATTACGTAACCCGAAAAAGAAGTGAGCTTCCTAGTCAATGGAATTACTCATTGGTATTAGGTTATGACTATTATAAATTTACCAAAGAGTTTTGGCTGCACAGCTGGGTAAGTGTAATGCCCTACCATTTAAACACAGGTAGTGATTACTCTTATCATGAGTACACGGGTAGCCAATGGATAGATTACGCTGGAGGCCTTATCTTTGGGTGGAGATTAAATAAGAGTCTTGGTGTTTTTTTAGAGGGTAAATACAATAAGTATTGGAACCGAGAATGGCACGATTTCTCTGTAGGAATAAATTATGTAATTTTGTAAAATGGGACAACAAGTAGGAGAGGATACTAAAGTAACGCTAGACCTAAAAACAATAGGTTTGTTAGCAGCAGGAATTGCCTCCTTAGTGGGGATGTGGTTTGCTTTGCAAGCAGACATAGCATTAGCAAAAGAATTGCCTGAACCAGTTGCGCCTGAGATAACACGTATGGAGTTTGACATGAAGGATCAGCTTGTTCGTCAAACTATTATGACAACGCAAGAAGATGTGTTAGAAATAAAAGAAGATTTAAAAAACATCGAGCGTAAAATTGATGAGTTAAAATAATATACCATGAAAGGATTTCTTACTGTATGCTTATTAAGTTTATTGTCGACGGTAGTATATGTTTCTATGCCAGAGGCAATTGGCATACCAGATTCAGGAGTCTGTGTGGTAGAGTTTAACGCAAGTTTTAATTCAAGTAATAGTGTAGATTGGTTAGAAGATTTAAGCGATTGTAAAGGCAAAAGAGTTGATATTGTTGCTAGTCCTGAGTTACAAAAAAAACATAAGATTGTTGTAGTTCCCACTGTAATAGTGTTTAGTGACGGCGAAGAAATAACAAGGTTTCAAGCTAACATACTAATGCAACTTGAGGTCAGTAAAAACGATGTACAAGAGGCTGTTGATGAAATTATAATGAGTGCATTCTAATGGCAAAGAAAAAAGATTCAAGACTAACAAGAGCAGGCGTAAGCGGTTATAATAAAGCTAAACGCACTCCCAGTCACCCTAAAAAGTCACACGTTGTTGTAGCTAAAGTGGGGGATAAAATAAAACTTATTCGTTTTGGTCAACAAGGCGTAAGCACTGCAGGGAAAAAGAAAGATGCAAGATCCAAGGCTAGACGTAAATCTTTTAAAGCTAGACATGGTAAAAATATTGCTAAAGGTAAAATGAGCGCAGCATATTGGGCTAATAAAGTAAAATGGTAATGAAAACTATCAAGTACAAAAAAGGGGGTAAGTTAAAAATTTCTAACAAAAAAGTTTCTGTTGATCCGCCGAAAGGGTTTCATTGGATGGAAGAAGCTGGACGTTATTACCTTATGTCTGGAGATTATAAACCTCATGCGGGAGCAGTAAAAACAGCTTCTTTTAAAACTGCTAATCATTCCAAATCTTGAAGATTAACAAAAAATATTTAAAGGGTAGTAAAAATCCTACTCGCCGTGCAGAGCTTATTCGTAAGATAGCTGCTATATATAAAAAAGGTAAGCCGTATCCTAAAAATTTAGATGCGCTTATGAAAGAAAGAGATTCGCTATGAAAATAAAAAAAGAATACAAAAAAGGGGGTAAATTTCCAGACCTTACTGGTGACGGTAAAGTTACTCGTGCAGACGTTTTAAAAGGAAGGGGCGTGTTTAAAGGAGGAGGTAAAGTAAAAATGTTTAAAAAGGGTGGCATGGCTGGTCTTTCCGCTGCTGAAAAACAAGTATATAAAAGAGGCCTTGCTGCTTATATGAGTTCAGGAAACAGACCAAAGGTTTCTCAACATGCTTGGGCAATGGCTCGTGTAAAAAGCGCATTCGGTAAGAAAGAAGCTGCTAAGATTAGATCTGGGAAAAGCAAAAAGAAATAATCACTATATTTGCATATAAAATAACTATTAATTATGGCAACTACAACCGCAACATTAACACTTTCGAGCTCTGACCTGACTGGTGACGCTCTATCGTTGTCTACTACGGCAACACTAACTAAAGCTGGTACAGTTACTGGCTTAAATCAAACTACTGGGGTAGCTAGAAAAACTACATCTGCTTCTTCTCAATATACATTATTTGATGGAGATGCTTATGCAAATGGATCTCATAAAGTTTACGTCAAGAATACAAGCACAGTAGCTACAGAGTATGTGACTATAGAGATTAATTCTGAGCAAATGGGTAAACTTTACGCTGGCGACTGGGCGTTTTTTCCTTGGGAGGCTAACGCTGACACTAACGACATTAAACTTCAACCAAGTGTATCTACAGCATTAACTGTAGAGTATGCTTTATTCTACGAATAATGGCTACACTTACCGTTAGTTTAACTATAAATTCTCTTGATGTACTGAGCACAAACCTCGGTTTGTCTCTGCAGAAAAGTATATCTGTAGATAGCGGTAATATCATTAGGGCTAAAGTAAAAGGTACTGCTGCTGACTCTAATGACTTGGCTGTGTACGTTGCAAATCAATGTAGTGACAGAGCATATCTTTATATTAAGAATTTAGAGCTGGAATTAGAAAACTATATATATGTCCACAACGACACCGATACAGGATTAGTTGCCAAGATTGGTGGTGGAGAGTTTGCTTTTATTCCTATTAATCCAGACAAGAAGCATGAAGTATATGCTACAAGAGTAGATACTATGATTGAATACGGAGTGTTCGGAAACGACAACTCAGCTAACCAGTACGGAGGTACTTGATAATAAAATAAAAACATGCCATTTGATATAATCACAGTTACACCGACACTCTCTACGAACGAATACGCTGATAATGAGGTTTTGTTTATCTCTACAGAAATTAAACTACCCTATAATAAGTGCAAGCTTGTTTCTCTTAACGCTATATGGAACGACACTGAAGCTGCTGCTAAAGAAATGATTGTTATGTTTTTTAAGGAAAACACACATGCATTAGGAACTGTCGCAGATGGAGCTCCTTCAATTTCGGGTGCTCAGATGGCAACCAATGTTTATTTAGGTGCGGCACGTTTGGTTAATACTGCTGCTGGAGAGGCTGCTCTTGGAACACCTTCGCTTCTTGCTGGACAGCACCTTAATAATGCTGGCGCTTCAACAGCAAACTTACCAAAGTTGGTTCTTGCTGAAGGTAGCACAAAAAACACTTGCTATATACAAGGTCTTTATGAGGTTGGAGCTGCTGATTCGTTTGCTGCTGATTCCTTAGTTATAACCCTAGGTGTAGAATATTAAAACATGGCTTACGATATAATTACTATAATTCCAACACTCAGCCTTGTAGCGTATTCTGCTTCTGATGTTATCTTTACTTCCACGTTAATTAAACTGCCTCATAGTAAGTGTAAGATTATAAACATAGATGCTGTGTGGCAAGATACTGGAGCTGCTACTGATGAGTTTACTTTAATGTTTTTTAAAGAAAACACACATCAATTAGGGACTATTAACACAGCTGTTGATATTTCGGCTGCTGAAATAAAAGTAAACGGTTTTTTAGGGGCAAGCAGATTAGCCAATGTAGGTGAAACAGCTCTTGGAACCCCTTCTTTGTTTGCAAGTCAAACTTTAAATGACATAGGGGCCACCTCATCGGACAGTCCTGATGTTGTTCTTGTAGGGGGGAGTACAAGAAACACCTGTTTCGTTCAAGGGTTTTTTGAAAACGATACAATTACTGCGGAGAGTACAGATCAGTTAGTCATTACTCTACACGTAGAATATTAAAAACAATATAATTAAATAATAATGGAAAATAAAGAAAGTATTGGAGGTTTCGAGGTATTCGATTCTCCAGAAGCGCTTTCTGCGTCTATGAATGCAGAACCGCAACAAACAGAAACAACAACAGAAGAGGCTCCACAACAGGAGTCTCAATCTGTTCAGGAGAGTGTGCAACCTGAGCCACAAGTAGAAACTACTTCAGAGCCAGTAGAACAGACTCCACAACAAGATATTCAGCAGGAAACTGCTACACCACAACAAAATACTATTGAGTATTCTGACAACGAGGTAGAAGGTGCTGTCTTTAAATATCTAAGCGAGAAGCTTGGTAGAGACATTACTTCTCTTGATGCGTTATCAGAGCCTCAACAGACTGCTCTTGACGAAAGGATCGAAGCTATTGCTAGATTCGTTGAAGATACGGGCAGGGCTCCAAAAGACTGGTTTGCTTACCAGCAGCTTGATACATCTGAGATGGATGACATGACTGCAATACGAGTAAATATGGCTTCTGAATACCCTGACTTAAATCGAGACGAGTTAGATCTTTTAATAGGGAGTAAATACAAGCTTAATGCTGACGTTAATACGGAAGATGAAATTAAGCTATCTCAGCTTCAATTAAAAATTGATGCTCAAAAGGCTAAAGAAAATATAGAAGGACTGAGAAGTTCTTACCAAGCCCCAGAGCAGACAGATTCTCAAATTGAAAGCCCAATAAATGATGAGTGGGTGTCTGAAATGTCCAAAGAAGTTAACGCTATGACAGGTCTTGAATTTGATCTGGGGGGCGATAAAACTTTTACTTTTGGATTGGACGATAACTATAAGTCAGAAATTATCGAGAAGAACTCGGATCTTGATAATTATTTTGATTCTTACGTCCGTCAAGACGGAAGTTGGGATTACGATATGCTGTCCTCTCACAGGGCCGTAATTGATAACGTTGATAAAATTGTTTCGTCTGCTTACAGACAAGGCATGAGCGACGGTCAAAGAGGCATTGTAAATAAAGCGGCAAACATATCATCGAGTACACCGCAGCCGACACCACAAAATGAAAACCCGTTGGCTGATCAGGTGAAAAACATACTTAGAGGAAACTCCTCTAAACTTACTTTTAAAATCTAAATATTAAGAAAATATGGCTACTACTACTGGGGCTTCACCTTTGAATGCTGCACCTGCAGATTTAAGGTTAACGCCCGAATCATATACTACGGTTGATGGCTTACTAAAAGCGAATAAAGATTTCGTTATTCCTGAGCTAGTTCAATCATACGGTGATCAAGGTATCACTGGTTTTTTACGTTTAACTGGAGCTGTTAATAGCGGCGGAACTTCTGACCAAGTTGATTGGTGGGAGGCAGGCCGTCGTCATACAAAGATTGACGCTGTTACTTTTGCATCTGCTGCTGCTGGTTCTGATGGAGCTGCTGCTGGTACTGTTCAAGCTACAGTTGATACATCTGCTATGGCTGCTGCTGGAGAGCAGTCCGCACACGTTTCTAGCTTCCTGCAACCAAGTGACGTTGTAATGTCTGTAAATACAGGAAGTCGATACATTGTTCAGTCAGCTTCTACAGCTACTGATCCTGTAATTGTTCTTGAGCGTCTTGACGGTGGTAACGGAGCTCCTTCTGAAGCTACTACTACTAGTACTGAGACTCTTATTCACTTGGGAAATATGTATGCTCAAGGAACGGATCAACCTACTAAATTTACTGATCCTGATATTGTGAAAAGAAAGAATCCATTTATGATTGTTAAAGATCGTTATCAAGTAAATGGTTCTCAAGCTACAAATATTGGTTGGGTTAACATGGGTGGAGGAGATTTCCGCTGGTTTATGTACGGGGAGCAAGAGGCTCGTAAGCGTTTTGAAGACCGTCGTGAAATGATGATGCTTTTCGCTGAGAAAAACGCTGCTACAGTTGACGACTCTGCTGACTTGTCTGATAACATCGCGGGTTCTGAAGGTTATTTCTCTGCTATTGAAAGTCGTGGAATTAACATAAGCAACGCTAACGCTAATCCAATTGATTCTTTTGCTGAGTTTGACGATATTATTATTGAGCTTGATAAGAACGGTGCTACTTCTGAGTACGCTATGTACGTAAACAGAAAGCAAGATTTAGCTATCGACGATATGCTTGCTTCAGGTATTTCTACTGGAACTACTGCTGGTCTAGCTGGACAGTTCGGTGCGTTTAACAACGATGCTGACATGGCTGTTAAGCTTGGATTTAAGTCGTTTACTCGTGGTGGGTACACATTCCACAAGCATGACTGGAAGCTTCTAAACGATCCAACTCTTCTTGGTGCTTCTACTAAGTATCAAGGAGCTATGATCCCTATGTCTCAAATTGCAGATGCTCGCACAGGTGTTAAAGCACCTTCTTTAGCAATGTACTACAAAGAGGCTAACGGATATAATCGTGAAATGGAGCACTGGGTAACTGGTGGAGGAGTTTTAGGACATAATAACAATGGAGATGCTGGTAAGGACGTTGCTACGTTCCACTACCGTTCAGAAATTGCTCTTTGTGTTCGTGCTGCTAACCAACACGTAGTTATTAAAGGATAATATTAACAAATAAAAAATTAGAAAATATGGCTGAAAAATATTTATACTTTAGAACTGCAGCAACCGCTGCTGCTGACGATCAGGGTCAAGACTCTGTTTGTTACCCAATGAGTAAATTCAGAGGGTTCTCTATGGGTGCAGCTGGCGACATGGATGCTACTGCAGATGAGGACCTATTCACAATGGTATTTGAATCACTTCAAAACGACACCGCTGGTGACGATGCGAACTTTGATCTCATTGCTGTGAATATCACTACAGACAACAACGCTAAAGCTGTTTGGAAAGGACTTGTTGAAGCATTTGCTCACAGTAAGCAAACTTTCCTTGTAGTTGGTGATGATGTTACTGGTGAGTACTTACACTCTGATATTGAATCTATTGGTGCAATCACATTGGTTGACGCAGGATAATATATCTTATACTATAACAAGAAAGGCTCCTTCGGGGGCCTTTTTTATTTGTTGTATATTTGCAAAGTAATTTAGTACAATGGAGAAATTTTTCTTATTTCGAAAAGAAGAAATAAACGATAACAGCGCGAGAGCGTCGGATACTGGCGTAGGGTTAAGCGTATTAGCTATACCTACAAAACACGTGTCTTTTATTACAGCTCAGAAAGGTGCTGTAATTATTACTTTTAATGACGCTAGTTTATATGAGCACATA